CTGATTCAGTGATGAATGACATAGCATGAGCAATCTGTTGATTCAAGCGTTCTTGAATTTGAGGACGTCGTGCAAAGTATTGAACTAATCGATTCATCTTAGATAGACCTAACACCTTATTCTTCGGAATGTATGCTACATGACACTTACCAATGATAGGTCGCAAGTGATGTTCACAATCAGAGAATAAAGTAATATCTCTTTCTACCACAAACTCATCTCCTTGTGTCATCTTATTATCTACCGCTGTACACTTAGGGAACGTGTCTGCTCTCAATCCTGAAAAGATCTCATTAACATACATCTTAGCTACTCTATTAGGTGTATCAATTAATGAATCATCAGTTAAGTCTAATCCCAATTCTTTAAGAGTTGATTCAACATCTCGTCTAATAGCATTGATCTTGATTTGATCATTCACGTGTACTTTATCTGTCATTGGAGTTTGTACTCCCATTTTAACTAAATACTCATTTACTTGTTTACCTAAAGACTCGTTTTGTTTACTTTTGTCGTGCATATAATTCTCCTATACTGATACGTTACAATGTGATTTAGGTGTTTCCCAGTAATCAACAGCAACGACGTTGACTCCTAGACCTTTCATTTTCTTCTGTGCTACTCTTAATAACCAAGCAGCTAAGTTCTCACTTGTTGGTACGAAATCAACAAATACAAACCCTTCATACTTCTCATAGATTGCTTCGCCTTGACCTAACACCTTTACAAGCTTAGGAGTGAAGTAGCCATTATCTTGCTCATCCAACAACGAGAAGTCCAATTTACCATCTTTACAGTAATCAGGAACCTCATGAGGAATTAGCGGATCATTGATATCCATAATAAACTTATGATCTAACGTATCATCTAAGAACGTCTTAAACCAATTCAAATGTTTAAAGTCTGTGACCATACCACGTTCTAGTTTATCAGATTCTAAATGAACCTTTACTAGACCTTCGTGGCCGTGTAAATGTCTACACGCTAAACAGCTATCTTCACTGTAATCAGCATTCAACGATTGATTATGGACACGATGCCCATAACAAAAACTAAAACTCTTATCAATCTTCCACTTCATATTGTAACTCCATTATTAATTATTATACTACGTATTATACACTATTTCGACTCAAAAGTCAACTTCCCAAGGGAAATTAATCCACTCACCAGTATGCTCTCTTACCCACGAACAGTCATCTTCATTATCTTTTCCAAACAACACCATAGGTTTAACGTATTGATCAGGATACTTCTGTCTAATCATGGCCACCGTATCTCTAATAGTCTTACCAGAATCGTAAATATCATCCAACACGATAATGGTATCCCCTAAAGCAATAGTATCAATAGCAAAAACAGGTTCTGTAGAATCCCCGTCACGTGTTTGATAATTAACAATCGACATCTTGGCAGGGAGGATGTTAGATAGATGTACAGCCATAGGTAACGATCCTCTATGGAGGCCTACAATGTTGATATTAACATGACCGCGCATGATCAGCGACTCTATCTCATCTTTAATCTTTGCAAGATCTCTCACGTATTGTTCATTAGTATACTTAATCATTTTAGGTACCCCACGAATTGCCAAACAAATTGATGTGTAATCTAGGAGAGAACTTATAACCTTCTCTCATACACAACTCTGCAACATTCTTTTCTGTCAACTCTTGACCTTCTAACGTCGCACCTTCTGGCATTAAAAATACATCCTCAATCTCTACACCCGCTTCTTCATAGGCTGCAAGGGCAGCTTCAACTTCAGCTAAATCGATCTCATCTCTAACAACAAACTTCAAGTTAATGTTTGAATTAAGCACTTTATTCATTGACAATAAGCATTCAGGATCAATAGTAACATTCTGATCTTCACCGGTTAATGATAACTTAGGAGATACCATCCACGTAACTTCAGTAAACATCGCGTTTGTGTTATTGAAATAGTCAATGAGTACCTGCTGTACCATCTTCGACCCATTAGTCTCAAACGTAAGATGTTCTAGATTCACTAATTCAGGTTGTTGGAACAACTCAACATAAGCTTTCTGCCAACCCAATAAAGGTTCACCACCTGTCATACACAAGTGAACATTATCCTCGAATGATAAGTTACCTGTAAGGAGATCTCCTAAATTTGACGCAATTTCATTAGTCTCAGCGAAAGGACTTAGATGTTTATACTTTTTACTCCATGATGCTGAAGAGTCACAGCCGATTTCAACTACCGGAAGGTCCTCTACTGATTTGATGTTAGTAAGATCTACCAGCATGTGAGGCATCTCTTCCTCAGGTATATGATTGTCTCTTGGTTGCCCGAACCCAGCGCATGTTAAATTGCACCCGAACGTTCGAAAGAATACTGTTGGTGTTCCTACCCATTTACCTTCACCCTGTACAGAGTAAAAATACTCAGAATATCTGATCTTTGCCATTCACTTCTCCATTATATAATTTAAACTATCTTCATGCCACAACCGACAAAGAAGATATCTTTTGACAAAAAGTCAAGTCGTTGTGTTGATTTTGTATTTCGTACTGCCTCTCTAAAATGCTCTTGCTTTGACTTGTACTGGAAGTTGTCAATAACATCCAACAGCAAGTCTTTCTTAGCCTCTAAGTTTTGTTCAGCCCAAATTGCTTTAATCGTATCATCTGTAATCTTTTTCATGTTGCACCTTTCATTGTTAATATACTTATATTATACAACAAAACTAACCAAAGGTCAACGGAAAATCCGTATTTATTTTGTACCGATGTTATACTTAGGACAAAGTTCCCAATTAGGCTTCTCTTTATGAGAGATGATTTTGATTTGATTTAAAGGTGCAATATCACCAACAACACTTACAGTTTCAAGTAGTCCCCAATCGGACATTAATGTGACTATAGTGTTACGTCGGCCGACATCATTAACTGTTAAGTTAGAGGGCTTGCCGTCTAACAGAAACAGTTCTTTAAAATGTGTGATGAAGTATCTACCTTGCTTGTGTAATATGTGACACGACTGATATAGTTTAGAATCTCTCTTGCTAGCCACACCCATTCTTGTAAGGGTCTCTCTGATTTTTAAAAAATCGTCAGGTTGAGCTAATGCAACTTCTAACATAGCATCTGGGCTCCAATCAAAGAGCTCCTCTTGTTGATCCACCATGATTTATTTTTTCCTTTATTCTTTTCAATTCAATTGGGTTGAAAAGAGGTAAAACGTTTCTTGCCTTTTCGTTACTATATCCATAGTAAGTCTTTAAAGCATCAATATCATCAGACTCGGAAGCCTTGTTCCATTTAGAAAATCTTTTCCTCTTTCTAATGATATTTATAAGAAAGGAAAACTGAGGCTTACCATCGAGGTGATGATTGATATTCATCTCATTAGCATATAGCACAGTATCTGGGAAGTATGATAGACCACGATTAATCATAAACGCAGGGTAGTCTTTATTTTTTACATCAACATCCCTGAAGTGATAAAACGCGTTATTGTTAATGGCGTTTAAATACGAGAACGGATTACTAGTTAGCTCATTAGTATTCTTATTTAAGTGGTCCTTTGGAGTCACTTGAATTTACCTTGTGCCATAATCTCAGTGAGACAAGCAACAGTATTCAATTCATGATCTGCAACAAATGCATTCTTATATTGATACTCAGCTAGCGTAATCACCAATTGAGGAATATAGTCATCAGATACATAATCCAACATGTTGTCATACACCATACGAAACAATACAGCAGGTTCCATGTCGATATTATCACTTACCCATTTACGCATACCCTTAAGTTCTTATTCTTTAAGTCAGCCATAAGCCCTTTAATAGACGTTTCAGATAAAGATACTAATATACCAGCATCAATAGTGCCAGACATTCCATATCGTTGACATTCGTTAATAACACGACGCCAATCAGGAATGTACTTCATAATCAATTCAGCAACAACTTGTGGCTCAGCCTTAACATTCTCCTGTTCAAGGATGTATGTTAATCTGGTCATGAACATACCTGCGAGCTCAGCTTTATTGCCAACGTTAAATTCATACACAGAACATCTTGAATGAAGAGGCTCAATGATCTTATTCTTGAAGTTACAAGTTAAAATGAACCTACAGTTGTTAGAGAATTCTTCAATGAATCCACGTAATGCAGGTTGAGTAGATTGGGGGTTTAAGTAATCAGCCTCATCTAAAATGACTACTTTATATCCTCCCTGTAATGAAACAGTTGAAGCGAACTGTTTGATTTTACCACGAAGAGTATCAATGTTACCATCTTCCGAACCATTGACTATGATATAATCGAGATTGAGCTCTTTACATAAAGCACGAGCAACAGTAGTCTTACCTACTCCCGCAGTACCTGTAAACATCATGTTAGGCAATTCACCAGTTTCTACTATCTGTTTAAACGTATCCTTCAGTGGTTTAGGTAAGATACATTCGTCAATAGTAGTTGGTCTATATTTTTCAACCCACAAGAACTCTTCTCTTTTCATTTACTTCTCCATGATATAATTAGGTGAGAGTTTCATACACACTACTCTCAAAGTGCTCAGAGGCAGGAGGTTTACACCTTGGCCTTGTATTCTTTATTATACACTATTACCGTGTATAAGTCAACAGGTTACGATCCTGTAATAGATTCGTATAAGTCTTCTACATCGTTATTAACAGCTGTTACTTCAGCAAGGTTTTGCTTATAGTAAATGTTGACAACTTTACGTAAATACTTCTTATCAATGCTGTGCTTCTCATTAAGACCCATAATAGCTTCTTTAATGAATTCACGCTCTCCCTCCATTCTAGTGAGGGAGTCCGAGCAATCTTTAATTACTGTTAAAATGTCTTTCTTATCTTGTTCTGTTAATACCATTTGTATCTCCATTATATAATTTGGTGGGCCTACTTGGAATTGAACCAAGACTCTGCCGATTATGAGTCGGAAGCATTAACCAATTATGCTATAGGCCCGGAGCGGATAGTCAGAATCGAACTGACCTTCATGGGTTGGAAACCCATTGTATTACCGATATACGATACCCGCCAAGGAGAGTTTCACACTACTCTCGGAGTACTAATAAGACAGGAGTTATTTGCCTTGTGTTCTTCATTACTTAGTAAGGGACTCATACAATTCAATTACCTCACCCTGTTCTGCTTCTACCTCTGACTTGTTTTGCTTGTAGTAAATACTAATTACTTTACGGAGGTGTTTCTTATCTAGCTCATACTTGTCATTAAGGCCTACGATAGCCTCCTTAATAAACTCACGCTCCCCTTCAATTCGAGTTAGTGAATCAGAGCAGTCTTTAACCACATGTAAAATGTTCTTCTTATCTTCTTCTGTCATTTGTATCTCCTAAAATTGTGATGTACCTTCTACATCACTGTTAAAATCAGTTGTTCCAGTAGTATTAGGATATTCTCCAATGCCACTTACCGTTGCATCTACCTTAGTGTATAAATCCAAGAAGGCTTCTTTAGTATCACCATCGAAACGATTAACACACAACTCAACTGCCTTGTCACGCTTATTGAAAATGCTAAACGTTTGAACAATGTGACATAAACGACGTGTTGAAATTACCTCATCAATGCCGTCATCTTCATAAGTCTTGCGAATCGTGTCAGCCCAGGCCACCAATAAATCAGCGAACTCAACATCTTCACAATTGAATTTCTCCATGTGCTTCATGACAATTTTCTTCTCAATTGAACTTGTCGGGTAAGCCTGTTCAATAGTAATTGTGAAGCGCTCTAAGAATGCTTCATCAATGATTGTTGCAGCAGAAAAGCGACCATCATCAGATCCCTTTCCTTTTGTATTAGCCGTTGCAATGACGTTAAATCCATTAGCAGGCTTAATGATTTGACCAGTCTTTTTAATAAGAACAGGCTTGCCTTCCAATACACCTTGAAGGGCCATGATCTTATTAGTGCCCCGATCAATCTCATCAATTAATAAGATCGCTCCAGCTTCCATGGCCTTAATAACAGGTCCTTTTTGGAAAATTGTCTCTCCGTTTAAAAGACGGAAGCCACCAATTAAGTCGTCCTCATCAGTCTCAGGAGAGATCTGAACACGGACATATTCACGTCCTGCTTTAGCACAGGCTTGCTCAATCATAAATGTTTTACCATTGCCAGATAAACCTGTTACGTAAGTAGGGTAGAATATTCCTGACTTAATAATTTTAGACACATCGGCGAAGTTGCCCCACGCTACAAACGTTGGATCTGCTTCGGGAATAAATACTTCACCATTAGAAATAGATGTAACCCCGATGTTTTGTACTGTTGATCTAAATGGTATCAAAGCAGCTTCAAGATTGTAAACACCATATCGCCCTTTCTTACCTAACTTAGGGTATGCATTTAAAAACGTGTATGCATTAGATCGTGTCCAACCCATATCTTCAGCCACAGATAATACATCCGGGATTGAAAACTTATCTTGGTTTTCAAACTTAACTGCCAATTGTTCTAACACTCTATTTTTCACTTTATTCATATTTTAGCTCCGTTACTTTATTATTTAATATACCTATATTATATACTATCTTAGGGGAAAGTGCAACTAGGTCCCCATGTTTATACCATGGTTTATAGTATGGTTATACAAGTTCCTCCACAACACCTAATACCTCGGCAAGGATTAGAAATGTAGCTGCCACATATAGGTTAAATGGCAGGAAGATGTATCCTATAAATCTTAAACCAGACTTTATAAAACTTACTATTTGATGCTTCTTCGCATCAGGATAATGCTCAAATGACATGGCCAGCCTCCCTTAAGCGAGCCTTCCAAGGACCACCTTTCTTTTGCTCATCTTGCTGTAGCTGGACCCAATGGGCAGTCTCCCTAATACCATCCACCTTTGTTGGATCATTCTTTAATGTAAAATCTAATGAATAGATAATACGAGCTACCTGCTCTTGTGTTAAATTATTTAATTGCACTCCTTCTCCTTATGCTGCGACCACATCAGTGATCTTGTTAACTAATAATTTAGAACTTCTTTTGGTTCTATTGAAGCTCTTAAATTGACGTTTGATATCTTTGATTTCGATATCCCTTCCACCTTTGTTTTCTTGAATCTCAAACTCTTGCTTAACTTCCTTCTTACCCACCTTAATGATAAGGTATTCATCATAACCATTAACGTTTGATCTTGTGTATAAGCCGTCTCTATTAAAGGAGCTCCTGTCTGTGTTAAATGTATCACCCAAAGAGTATTCATTCATCTTGCAATACTCTCTGCGGAAATCACTACCATTTGTGGCGAGGTAGAAGCACATTACCGTTGCCCCGGTTTGTACCTTCAAAGCCTTAACAGCGCTGGCATAGATTTCTTTAGTGTTTTTACCTGTGATCTTCTTGCCATCGAAATTGATAACTTTTGTGTTGTGATCAATAGATAAAGACTTAATATAACCACTATTAATATCAATACGATCAGCCTGGCCATCGGTCATAACAATTACGTTAGTGTTTTGAATAGCGTTTCTTTGTTGAAACTTTCTAACAATAGAACCTAAAGCTAATGTAGTTTCAATTAAAGGGGTCGCCCCCATTCTATCAAACTTTGAAACATAACGGTAATCCAAACCATATTTTTGACGGGTAGTGTAATCACCAACCATAACACCAATTGTGTACATATCAAAAAGACTCCTTTCAAACACAGCCTTCTTCAAGTAGGAGTTGGTGATGTTAACAATCTTAGTTCTGTTTATTCCGTGAATGGATCCAACGGAACTAGAATAAGATTTAAGATTATTTGATCCTGTTGTGAACGTGTAGAACTCAAAAGGAATATTAACCCTCTTACAGAACAAAGCGATCACAATAGTCTGCTTAACAACATCTAAGGCAACCCCTGACATTGAACCTGACCAATCCAACACGGAAATTATACCGTGGCTTTTGGCCTGGGCAAGCTTAGTTACCGTTAAGAAGATATCTTCTGAGTATTGATATTGGTGTAACTTATTAACATCAAGGGAGCCCTTCTTAGCTGTTTGAGACCTGCTGTATTCAAAAGCAGCCTTCTTACGTTCAAACTCTCTAGCCATTGCAGAAACAAGCCCCTTCGACTCTTTAATGAACCCCCTACATTTAGCTTCAACACCCTTACATCTGTACGGGGAATCAAACACCCCAGTTTGATTGTTTCTTGATGCCTCTAACGTATCATAATCAATAATTATACCTTTAAGTTCATCCTTAGATACACCTCTTGAGTACATTGGTTGATTACCAAACTCATCGGTATCTAATAATGAATCTTCATTGTTACGAAAAGCATTATCAGTTAAGGTGTCT